CACCTATAAACTACTACAATTGCCCCGATTGTAAGTACCCAACGTACGGGCCGAGACGTCACATTCTGGCGGTGTTTGTCAAGTTCAAAACATGCCCCGGTTGTGGTCGTAAGTTTGACGATACAGATCCCTCTCGTATCAAGTCGAAAGACCCCGGTTACACTCGTAAGGAAATGGGTCTTGAATAATGATAACGCCCCAATTATGGGGCGTTATTCTGTCGCATAATAGATCGATTAGCGCCATTAGCCCGAAGTACACCCAACCATCGACCGCACCGAACAGGGCATCGCTGACCACCACCATTGATACCAATATCCACAGGGTTAATGTAGGGTTATAAATCGCTACCGCAACTAGCGCTACGAACAGTACGTCAATCATTTTACATTAATTCCTCGCGATTTTTCGGCACTACCTCGTGATGATCCTACCCAGTATGTTACACCTGCTGCGGTAAGTGCGAAAACCTGACCTACGATGAAAAATACGATATCCCGATTATCCTCAGGTATTGCGATACGCATTAGACCGTAGGATAACACCGCGGAAAACACTATCAACAGTAAAGGTACTAACCAAGTCATCCAATGCCCGTGGTTTTGCTTTCGTGCATCTTGTGTATCTTGACGTTGGTTCGCTAACTCTTGGTTATGTAACTCTATTTTTCGTAACATAAACTCGTTGTTACAGCGTTGTAGCGCGACCATCTGTTCAGGTGTGGCGTTGTTAATCGCCTTCTGAACCATGTCAGGGTTATCCGTTTCGTAACCTAACAATTCCTTAGATACGATGCGTAACGCCGTAGCGGGTAATGTTGTACCACCACTCACAATCGCCGCGGCGATATCGGGGGCATACCCAGCAATTTTTTTAATCCAATCGTTCATAATAATAAACCCTCATACACTGCGTTTAAGTCACCACTGCGGAGCACTTCTGCATGACGATTTGCACGTTTAGGTGTTTGTCTAGCCCACAGGCTATCTAACGCCTGACTAGCCGCCTCATCCCAGTGGCCGCGAGATAATGCGTCGATCATCTTACGAAACTTCAGCACACCATCTACGCCCATTTGATAGCACATTGATTGAATGATAAGTTGGCGTGATTCGTCAAGCGAATGATACCACGGAGTGCCATTTAAACGACCGATAATATCTACCACTTCATCATCAAGCATCACTTTTGCGACACGTTGGCTAACCTTGAAAGTATAGTTTGATAGCGGTGCATCCTTAGGTCCAATTTTCGTACCGATACCTATTGTCGGGTAACCCTCGCTACATCTGTAAACTTTTTCCCGATAACCTTCTTCAAGCTTTAAAACGTCGAACAGTGTGATATCCATAATTTCACCTATTTTCAGCAAGGAAAGGGGCTTAACGCCCCTTCATTATTCAGGTTGTGGATCCAGTGGCTGAAGGTTGTCAGCCTCTTTGACGGGCGTCAGTCGCTTGCATTCAATACATCGTTTCCACTGATTACCGCCTAGTAGAATGATGTGGTACAAATGCCCGATACACGTTGGACACATTGGTCCAGTGTAAACAATACCATCCCCCATTGTTACTCTCCGTAATACTTATTGATGATAGCCAACTGATCTAACTCAAATTGAGCGTCGATATCAGCAAGATTAGCGCGCGCGGCGATAACCTTTTCACCTTCGGTACTTCCATCACGCGCTACCGCAATATTATACTGGTTAGTTGCTTCGAGCACGTCTTTATTGTGTTTGGTGTTTAACGCTGCGATTTCTTGCTCGAATTGCGCTTCGACGTTTGGTAACCACTCAGAACCGTCCCACACATCGCTTGGGTTTAATGGTTCAATATCAGTGTAACCAACCGGGATGATATCAAATTCATCAATCTCATTGGTCGACTTATTAGAGGTGTTCCAGATTGTGCGCATGATGCCGGAGAAAATGACTAACTCACCATTCCGCACAAAAGCTTGTCGGCCTGCCATTTTGGCTGCAATGGCATCGTTATACTGTTCCTCTGTGATTTCGATTGCCCCTTCAACGTATTCAAACATGAGAGCATCTTCAAATGCGAAGAACTTCGGTAGTAAATTTTCTGGATTACCCATTAGTAGACCCTCTTGTACACGACTTCACCGAAACTACGTGGTTTTAAACCGCCCGTAATCTGAGCCTCCTGTGATGCACTACTTATGATAAAACCGCTGATGCTTGGGCCAGTTTGCAAGCTGACCCCAGGACTTATACTGTCTATCCTGTACCTTGCGGGCTGTGGTATGTTTTGTGCCACTATTCCTTGCGTGACTGCTGGCACTGCATATACACCCATTGTGTTCTTAAGATAAATAGTCTGCCCATTGATAGGGCTTTGCGCTGCTGAAATTACAGCGGTCGAAACTAGTTCTGGTGCACTACCAGAAAGCGTTTGTGATGTTAGCAAACCTGTGTTGTAAGCATCGTTATACGTCAGTTTAACAAAGCGAAATCGCGGGTCATTTGTTGGCGGCGGCGTGTCAAACGTCACTTCCATGCCGATTGGAATAGAGGCGAATTGGTAGCCTGTGTCGTAGGGTACCAATGTGACGCCAGAAGGAGCCGTGTTTGTTATGCTTAGAATTCCTGCGACCGTTGCAGAATAACGAGAGCGTGACTTTCTAACTACTGTCACTGGTGATGACAAATCAGTTAGTCTTTTCATCCACAATTCGTAAGTGTTAGCACTTGGTGATTTGATGTAAAACTCAGGATTAGTCAATCCTAAAGTTTTAGGGGTAACGATAACCTGTGCAGAACCTGCCCGTTCAGTAATCATAATATCTGCGCTAAATCTTGTGTTTACCCCAAAATCAGAGCCGCCGATCACTTCTAATGACAAAAAGTCACCAGCGCCGTTGTTGTCTCCCACAACGAGAGCCAGCCGTAACCAATCTGTTTGCGTATCAGTTGTGCTATATGCTTGAGGTAAAACCAAGTCCCAAGTACTACCCGAGTTATTCTCTGGAGTAATAGCCCCGCCATTATCCGGCCCTGACGCCGCGCGAGCGATATAGCGCAGGTTATTACGGGCAACTTCATGGCCGATGCTGTAGTTAACATTTTCTGACCATTCTTGCGAAAATAACTGTGTGGCAGCATCGAATAATTGAGAATTACCCGCCTCATCCACATTACCGTTAGGTGTGGTATTTGTTGCATTGAGTAATGAACCGAAAAATCCATCAAGGTCGTTGAGCCATTGTTCCTCAAGATATGATCCATCTTCGGAAGTAGGTGATGTGCGGTTTTTAAACCCACCTTGAGGGCGTTCGGTAGTTGCCGGCGTAAATCGCCCCGAGTATGTAACATCGCGTCTTAAAGCCATTTATTAAGCTCCTATAAATCCCACACTTTCGTATTCGCCATCGGTGTTACATTGCGCACTAGTATCACCGCATTCAGCATAACCGAATAGCTCTAGAAAACCATTGAATCGAACCCCCTGTGGTTTAGGTGTGATCCGACCCCCTGTTAATAAATCTCGCACAATAGGGTTAGCTAGTCCGCTAAACTCAATACTGAACGACATATCTTCATTATCCTGCACCCGAACAATGTCGATATCAGGCGCTATAAAAGTGATCGCATCCAATATATCACGAATGGTGGTTTCACTGTTATTCCTAATGATCCGCGATTTAATTAGTAATCTAAAGTAGGTGTCACTCAATACATCGTCTGCAGCAATACTTGTTGCGCTACATTGTACAAGCGGATCACCACATTCATTATCACCATCCGCGTTACATTGCTGAACATCGAATACAACGTTAGCGATAAATTCGCGTGATTCACCTACCACTCGACCAATGATGTTAAGCTGTTCACCACTATTTAAGTCAATGTTATACATGCGTCGAATCGTTTCGTACGTATCGACAACAGGTTGAGCGATATCACTGGTTATATTAAACCATTTAACAGCTTTAGGTTTATCACGATATTGTGCGTAAATTCGGTCGGGCGTCATGGTGTCACCGTTACCGTAATATTGGATTCAGTAAATCGTGATAACTCATTAAACGCGATAGGTATCACGCCGCTAGTCACCCCATTGATATCGATCTCATCAATGTAACTGTTACCGTACTTCCCTATGACTTGGTTAATCGGCGTATTGATGCGACTGATGGGTACATTTTCCCCGATCTTAAACCCTTGAGTGTTAAAACCTACATCAGCGGGGATGAGTACACCTGATGTATAATTGAGGATTGCCTGAGTGATCAAATCATTAACATTGCTAGGTAGTGTACCATCGTTGACAATAGTGATCGCAATAACCATGTCTACGTAAATAGGTCGGGAGTAACGGATCACCTTGGTCTGAATAGGGTATTTAATATCAGTTACGGTTACTTCGACGGGCGTCCCTGCCTGATGTAACTTAACACCGGGATTCTTTTTAATATAAATTGCATACGCTACGTCGTAATCGTCACCACCATCCACAACGTATGACATACTGTGCGCAGGTAACCCGTGAGGGTTGTCAACAGGATCTACCGCGGCGCTGTTGGTGTCGTTTTCGTATGCTGCAACCCGGCGTACGCCTTCCACAGCGAATATTTCACCGATGGTATTTGTCACCTGATTGTTACCAGGGCGCGCTACGCTCGCTGCACGCTCGACACGCAATGACGCGTCAGACTGCTTATTAGTGCCTGGTGTGGCCACATTGGGGTTAGTGACGGACTGCCATCCACCGCGGGTGGTGACTATGCGATTGATGCTGCCCGCATCGGCTTGCGTCGCACCGTTGATCGTACAGGTAGCCCCTACTGATACAGTGCCGCTAGGTTCAATAGTCACATCGTTGTCTATCGACCATTGTGGAGTACCATTACCGCTATCTACGATGTCGCCTTTAAAAATTATAGTACCCGCGACACCCCCTAACGTTAACGTTACGTTTGATGGTGTACCTAAGCTACGCGAGCTACCCGTAAGCGCACATATATCATCAAGCTCTACATCTTGGGCTTTATTTGGGTCATGGGCGTCATACGCACGTTGGGCGAGTTCGTCCATATTACCGAATACTTCGGCATCGTGTGCGGCCTTGAGTCCATCGGGTGACGATGGATCTAAATCCCATTCTGGGTCGATACCTCGATAAAGCGCTAACTCATCTTCGAAGTATTCTTGTTGGGTTTTAGCGATAAAACCTTTATCAGTAATTTCAGCCATTGAACACCACACTTGTTAATCCGAACTCGGTAAGCACTTCGGCCGATACCGTGTATTTGCGTGACGCGATGTCATAATCCGCATCAAATTTAGTCAATTGTAGCACAGCCTCGGTTTGAATTATACGACGCTTGATTGCTGCGTCTCGTTGACTCATCGATGCGTTTTTATCAAGTATCACCTGGAACCACGGTGTTCCATCAGTAATATCACGGAAGTATTCACCGTAAAATAACTTTAAGCGGGTCTTTATCGTTTGCGCGATGCGCTCCTGTCCCGTAACGAATTGTTTACCGCGTGTTACGATATCCCCTGTCACGGGGTCAATGCGTCTTACTGTCATACTGGACCGTCCGTATTCTGATTACCGCGTGTTACGCCGCTATGAATGTGACCTAACATCTCTTTACCCGCTATGAGTAATGATGTCATGGCACTAATGATACCCGCGATGATAGTGCCGCTCACCGTTAAATCGCCTGATTGGATTGTGTTACCAGTGTGGTTAGTATCACCGGTATGAACAAAGTCGCCGTTTAATCGCAATGTATCCACCGTTATTTCGGCGGTACCGTTGTTCTTCAACCATATGTACTTGTCGCCCGACTTATTGCGTAACCGCACGCCGTTATTTTCAAACGATGAAATTTTATTAGGCTGTGAACGTAAACCCGGTAAAATTGCCGCGTCGTTGAAATCGTGAAAACGCATGATAGGATTATCGGCGACACCGCCCGTATTAATCCACCCATCTATACAACGTTGCGAAAACACGATTAAACACTCGTCGCCTGGGTCGATCTGATGTTCGATGAAATACTCAGATCCCCCGAGAAACGCTACAGGGCATTCAATGAGCGGGGCGGGTTCAAATACTTTACCGTTCACATCGACGCGTTGAATACCTATCTGAATCTGAGCAAGTTGGGTATCAGGGTCGAACGCTAAAAAATGACCGGGTATAGACGTGCCGACGTCTTTCATCAATTCGATAAAAGAACGCTTCATTAACTCGGTACGCTTACTATTCATGTTCATAGTTAAATGATAATTGATGTGACGATTACGCGCAATAAATTAACTGTTGACGGACGGGTCGTGTAAGTGTAAATTTATCCGTGTGTTGTCGCAAAGGGCTTCTACGTCGGGGTGTCACCTGTCATTGACCTCGCGAGTTGGGCGGCAAGTTTACAGGAAACTTGATGATAGGACATGTAATGATGGACCCCGAACCTAAGAGCTAAGGGGTCGCCGCTACTATCACAACACGTTACGGCCGTTAGGCAAGTTAAGAAGACGCTGATAGCGCGTTAAAATCCTCGTACCACCTTATACCATAATGGAAGAAGGTGGGCGGGGTAACCTATCTAAACCCTGTTACGCGAGTTGTCCACTCGTCGCCCCAAGTATCACCTGTATGATTCAATCGAAACACTCTGTAAATACCTTTACCCACCGTTTCGGGGATTTGGTTGAAATACAAATTACTAAAATTGAACGTAGCAAGATTCGACTGTATATCAATACGGCCCCCAATCCGAACCCGTGGCGATAAACGCAATGATACGTCGGCACCATTCTCGGTGATCTCAGGTATACCCTGCATTCCGTTACGCTCATTAACCTCATAAGGCGCGCCGTCACGGAACGAATCTTTACCCACTACGACTATACGGTCGTTTTCAATCACGTATGAAAACTCGTGAGCTTGTGCCAATTTATCGAGGTAACCTCGCGGATCCCCGTTGAGTGAATAACCGCGTGGGTAAGGGTTAATACCGCTGAAGTCCCCCGACTTAATAACCAATGGGTAACCCATAGCCGTAGCGCACTGCCTGATAATATCCACAATGGTGGAGTTGACACCCAGCGTGGCGTTAACTTGTTGTGTTGCAGGTTGAGTACCACCTATGGCGATAATTCGCGTAATGGTGTCGGGGCCGACTCGTTCACGTAAAATGTTATTGATTCTACCTTTGAAAATATAATCAATTGATTCGACATAACCCGCACGCAGCCCCACGCTGGTGTTACGTTTGAATAATTTACCGATAGTATCTTGCGATAGGTTATAGATCGCGATATCGGCATACGAAACATAACCGCCGAAGTCGACGATTACATTGAACGTCATTTTAAATTGACGCCCTGCCGTTTCACTAATGAACGTGACATCGTTGAGTAATAGTTCCCAACGTCGATCGTAAAATTTACTCATCGGGTGATACCCACACTAACGTATTATTCGAACCTAGATTATCTAAGGTAACCTCGTCCCCTACGAAAATCAGTCGCCCTATTGATTCGCGTAAATTCCAATGCGCAATCACATCGCTACCGGGTGTCAGTGATGCACCATTTACAATGCGTTCACCTTCGATTAGTAAATTCATCGACCAACGGTTAGTCACGGTACGATAATCAATCTCAAAAGTTATGAGGTTGTCACCAAGTTGAATCTCGAACTGTTGGTGGGCGTTAGTGGCACCACCTACTAGGGGTATAATTTTTCGACTCATAATAGGTTACTCACAGCCTCATTAATGGTAGCACCTACATCGCGCGCGAATTGTTCGCCTCGGTTAACCAGTGCGGACAACTGCGATTGACTCGGATCATTGTCACGCAATTGGTTAGCTGTAGGGTTAGTACCCCTAGTGATAATCGTCTCTAATGTGGGTAATTCCTGTAACTGTACTTCAGCGAATAAACCCGTTTCGTTTTCAGGCGTTTTGGTTCGACGAATATTCACAATGACCATATTCTGTAACTGAATATCGCCTGCATCAATATCAAATGATTCACGCGCCATTTGTAGCGCAAGTAATAGTTGAAGTGCAGCACTTGCGCGGCTATCGCTTGACCCCGCCAGTAGGCCGGCAGACGTACCCGCGATAGATGCCAATAGTGGGTTATTGGTTAAATTACTTAACGCTCCACCGATGAAATCCGTAACCTGTGGTTTTAACGGATTGTTCGATACAGCCACAATCAACGACCATCGATACGGCTGGATAATACCGTGATCGGCAGCACGTGCGCCGCTTTCAATAGGGTAACCGGTGAACTCCACGGATGATTCAATCGTATCTTCTAATATTGCATCAAACTCGATACCCGCTATCGTAGGCGCTTTTTTAGTAAACAGTGTGATTATGGACATTGGTACCCCTTACCGTGCCGTAGATGATGACAACTCATCAATAGTTGTCTCATCCATACGTGATGTTACATCGATTATACGTGAGTCCAACACCTGACCGTCAAGGATCATGTTTATCTGTATGGGTCGATTATTTTGTGGTGCAGGTTGGGAGTTACGTTGAGTTTGAGGGGCTACCATACCCGAACTAAAAAGTGTAGGTTCAATCGTCGGTAATCTCGTCATCATGTCACGCGCCATGGCATCCATTTCATCGCTAGAATAACGCTCGGTCGAACCTGTAGAACGTTCCGTACCCTCGTTAACATTACCGCGAGATAAGTCAACCCCCGTGATGTCATAAATGTATCTAGTAACTTTGGCGTCCCATTCATCATACCCGCTGATGTTTTCACGTAACTTTTCATCGACGATATCCGCGCCCACATACGCAGCCATACCCGCTGCACCTATACCCGTAATGGTACGTGCCGCCATCGCTGCTGCAGCTAAACCACCGCCGATAAGCGGTACGTATTTAGCCATCCCTGCTAAACCTGTTAATAGCCCACCCGTAGCGAGTAGCCCACCCGCAATAGCAATCTCGTGGATATTGTCGGCAAACACCGCGGTAAAGTCGTTAATACCGCTGTTTATTAATTCTTTGTTAGCATCAACCCAATCGTCCAACTCACCCACAAGATCGGTTAACGGTGGTAATATACCCACACTGATTTGGTCGGCAATACTACCAATATTATTTTGAATATCTTTCCATTGACGGTTAAAGCGTCCCGCCTCTTCGGTCATCTGAGCAGTTAGAGGTCGAATGTCGCGCTGACGTTCGACTATTGATTCAACCTCTTGACGACCTTTTGACAACAGTCTGATGCTCGCCTCATCTAATCCAAAAACAGGCGCTACGGCGAGTCGTTGTTTAGCGGTCAAATCGTCGAATACATCGGCTAACGCTAAATACGCGTCGGTCGCTGATTTAGCGGATAGGATGACGGAAGGGTCTACACCACGTATTCCCGCTTCGGCAAAAAGCGCCCCGATCTGCTGTGGTGTAGATGCTCGTAGTCGTTCTAAGGTTTCAATTTGCGCCATGAACGATTCAAGCGATCCACCCTCTTGCGCTAGCGCTGCACCCATGGCGCGGATATCGTCAGGGATAACGCTAAACACTTCGGAAAATTTACCGATATTGTCGGCAGCTTCGGCGAATCCGAAAGTTAACGCTTTAGCGCCGAACGCACCACCCGCTAAAGCGCCGAGTTGCAACGCTTTGGAGCGCATTGAATCAAGGCCCGACGTTACGTTACGTTGACCTTTATCGAACTCCGTTGTGTCCATTCCTAGACCGACTAGGAAATTAGTGATCGTCGTAGCCATATCAATTACTCTGAACGTCTAATCGCTGTTGTAATATAGTGTCTAACACCATATTCATTTGCAGCACTTCGGCTAGTGAAAGCGTGCCATCGGTTAACTTTTCGTACGTGGTTAAAGGTGGCATAAGTCCGGGAATACCCGTACAAGGTCGCCACAAGAACCAGTCGATCAGTTGTTCGTCGTTGTTTCGTTGCTGGTTGTTTTGGCGCTTTTTAGGACGCCGATGGTGTAAGTAAAAAAATCTTCCAGGTTACCCCGCACTAGCTCGGCAACAATCGATACGTACTCGAAAATGTTGTTTTGGAAATCATCAATCGTTACAGGTTGCTGCGCCCCGTGAGGTGTCATACCGACGGCAACTAGTTCACAGACTTTATCGAATTTATGTTCAGGTAGTCGGCGTAACATAGTACTCAACGTAGCATTTGTGCCGAAACTGTCCACGGCGTTATATTTCAATGCGTTGAGTTGCACTTCGTCCAATTCGTGACCGATGAGTAGTAATAGTGATTTTTGGTTTACTGCGGATGCGCGTGGGACGTTGTACTGACGACCTTTATAACTTTTCACTGATAAAATCATTTAATACCCCTTGACGGTATCGTCAAATATGGTTAAGGTTATAGGGTAAGTTTACAACAATTAATCAGAGGTGACCATATTATGAGTAAGTTAAACAAAACCATCCGTGAAGCCATTGTTCAAAACGCGCTTAAAGCCGCCGGACTCATCGAACGTGAGGAAGCGTTAGTTGCTCGCCGCGCAAAACTAGCTGACGATGTGCGACTATTCGCAATCGGTGGAGAAGTCGGTGAGCAAGATTTAAAGCGTCGAGTTGAACAAATTAAAGCGCTTGAGGTTGACGGTATTCGGGTGACGATCAACGAACGTAAAGATGATGAGATTTATTGTAACTTTCAAGGTCGTTCAATTAATCTTAATTTTAGCGGGACTAATGAGCGATGCTCACCTTACGTTTATAAACCGTTTGTTACTAGCAATAGTAGTAATCGAGTGGTGATCACCGGTGACAATCCGCTGAATGCAGAGTTCGACGCGATTGAGCTAGAACAGAAAACCGTTAGCGATTTGCGAACGCATATTACTGCAGAAGTAACAGCTATGGTGAATAGCGTGACAACCATTAAAAAGCTGCTCTCAGTGTGGCCTGAATCAAAAGACCTACTACCACCCTATGAACAAGTTCAATCTACAGCGTTAGTTGCAGACGTTAACAAGTTGAACACGATGATAGGGCTACCTAAAGATGCGTAAGTTACTACTAGTGATCCTACTTATCGCCTTATATCACAACGGTGTTAATGCTGAACAAAAGTGTTTAGCAGCGGGTAACAGTGCGCCAGAGTGTGCAGTGTTAAGGATGTGAGATATGGAATCGTTAAGACTACCGATCGGGGTGGGTCGCCCCGATACAATTACTGTATATCGACTAAATCAGGCGATAATTATAACCCGCGGTAACGTGAGTCATTTGGCCTCAATCTTAGGTATCACTCGGGGTACAGTATCAAAACTGTTAGATAAGGGTGGCTACCAATTGGTCAAGGTGGAAGTACTCGGTGATGAAGTGATCAATATGTCACTCATTAATAAGTAACGGGGCATTACGCCCCGTTTTTCTTTAACCGCCTTTACTACCTGACCATGTGTTGAACTCAATGATATACACATCGTCGGTAATGTTGGTTGCCCCACCGCGCCCCACTGGACCATCGTTAACGATACGGCCTTCAGTACCTACCGCGGCTTCAAGTGTGCCGATCTGCTGTTTCGAACACGTTACTACAGCGTTTGAATTGAACAACCCTTGCACGTATGCCGAATCGTTACCGCCGGGGTTAAGAGACAGCGTGACACGACGACCCGGGTTAGGGTGATCTAGCGCTACGGCGTTACCACCTTGACCCTTCCGCATAGTGGCTTTAGGGTTCATCGGTTCCTCATTACAAGGGTTAGCCGCTTCGCCCCAATCGCTGATCACACGTCCATTTAGCGAGAATACAAAATTTGCATTCGAGAAATTATTTAACGCCATTACTCACTACTCCTTAGTACACGTCAACAGTTACGTCAACGGCGTGGATTGCACCCTTACGGAAAATACGAATACGCAATGGCGCTGATTTACGGGCCGCGCGATCTGCATCACTGAGGTTAAGGATATCTTCAGGTTGGGTTAAAATTTCATAACCACGTGTGAATTTCTCCACGGCGTCATCGGGATCGGTATAGAAACGTTCACCTAAATAACCGTTGCTAATATACTGCTCACCTACAGTTTTGGCCGCACCGATAATCAAAGATTGACCTACGGTATCTTGACCCACCTTCGTGGTATTATTTGCAATGGTGTTGTATAGCGTAACTTTCAACGCATTGACAAATGCCGCAAGGTTGACCACGTCATCGATGTATTCACCGAACGTTGAGTGGGTGTACGTATTCAATACGCGACCTGCATCGGTTGAACCTTGTAAATCTACCGCTGAATAAAATACGCATTTTTTCGTATCTTGTTTCATGGCGGCGTATTCGGTACCTGTAAGCGACTCGGCGGCAACACCTGATAATTTTTTAAACTCGCCGGTAATGGTTGAGTTAGTACCGCTATAATTCACCGCTGCAAAGAATTTGCACAACGCATTACCAGCGTAAGGATCGGTAGCGTGAGAAAATGTGAACGTAGTTCGATAACCCAACGTGGTTAACTGCGTGGCAATATCCGTACTATCATTGGGATCACGAATTGCCGTTGCCGCTGCACCCGTCTGGTTATTAGGGAACATTGATTCAACACCATTACACCAATCAGCGATTTCTAGCACACTCGCTTCATCGGCGTAAACTTCATCGGTGACAAATGTCCAGAACCACCATAAGGTGTTATACGCTTTGTTAAGTGTGATAGTCCACGTTGCGTCGTTGGTGGTATCTCGACCATATACGACCAGCTCGTTAATCGACGGGATACCGCCTAACCAACGATTCGCCGCTTTGTACGTCTTAGTGGTTGATGGGAAGTCTACCGCCAATTCGGTAATAGACTGATAAGTGCGCCGTGTATCCACAGAAAAACCTACGGGTAATTCGGATTCAGGTGCGAATAATACCGCTTTCGCGAAGTTGGCAAACGCTAACCCTTGCGGCGAAATGCGAGTATTAATGTTTATAATGTTCGACACATCATATGACATTGTATTAACTCCTTTGATTGCAATCTATGACATTATACAACGTCAATAGTGGTTATAGTATCACCGTTTTCATACTCAATAATAACGGGTACCTGTTCAATACTGTTAATGACAACAGGATCGATAGTTTCGTACGCTAAGTTTATAGCAATTTGGGCACGTGATTCAGTAGTTTCGAATTGTAATTCGGTTAAGTTATTCGCGGCATCCGCACCCATCCAACCCAATTTAGCACGGAACAGTGTGGCGCTTACGTCGGGTCGTTTATGGCATTGCATCAAACGTTGCGCCCGACTCATTGCATCACCTCGGTAAAAATTGATCCACACTTTACAAAATACTTGGGCGCGAATATCGACGCTTTGTGTAGCTGGCGCAATACCGGGTTTACGAATAATGTTCGCTTGCCCTCGTTGCGTAATAGATTGTTGCGGACGAATTGCGGCATACTCACCAGTTGGCGAAGGTGCGGGGGATGCGCTCCCCGTTGTTTCGAGAATACACTCAGAAACACCCGTGACCGCCATTACGATAGGTCGTAATATGTCGAAAATTTGTTCGTTGGTCATATCCCGTCAATCCTCGCCACAATGATTTTACAGTAATTACGCCCAAATGGTACACGGTTATCTAATTGGATAGTTTTAAACGTACCGTCTAACCCTGGGATAGTGTAATTATCTGCTTCGATAATGTCAGCCGTTGAACCGTCGTTAATGTATAGTTTACGGTAATCTTTGATCCGATCACCGCCTATTGATAGGTGATACGCTTCTTTATTGCTTAGCGGTTGAATATTTGCACGATGCGTTGTTGAGGTGGTTGTACCTTCTACCCATTTACCGTTGACGTAACTACCGCCAGACTTATTTATACGCGTCACTGCCGCCGATTCGAATACATCGTCGATGTGACCAAACATATCAAGTGATACTAAACTCGACATTTACAAACCCTCGCTAGGTCTACCCGTTTGAATATTATACGTTACGCTCTGCTTCATTTCACCGGTATCTACTAACGGGTTATCCGCACCTTTTCGCGCAACGGTGGACGGTGCGTTAGCCGGCGAACTCAACTCATCGATATAGTTTTGTACACCGGCCACTGCAACGACGCCCACACGATTCAATAATTGCGAAATATCCTCACCATCTTCTAAGCTCGCGGCAATAGTGTCCAATATTTCATCGTTAACGCTCGCAACCCCTACGTCTAACCATGGGCGAGCCGGGATACGGTCGTTTCCGAAATGTTGGATCGCACCTAATTGAGCGTTCGTTAGCACTCCTTCAGGGCGGGCGTTGTCGGCCTCATGAATACCCACGGTTACAAACTCATCGCTATTGAGCTTATTCAACGCTTTGGTCAGCTCGTCGCGTACTGCGTCAAAATTTGGTACAGTGATTTTAATCATGTTGACACGTCCGTCAAACGGGTGTAAGGTTGTAGTACTTATAGTGAGTTTAACAGTTAATTTAATAGAGAGGAAATATATGACATTGTCAGAACTGGCAGTTGACCACCCTTACTACTGCTCAACAATCAATTACTATAACAATGACTCGAATCTCGTATTCAACACCATGACCGAATTTTTAGACGAATTCGAAAATATGGACCCTGATTTAAACCTAATGTTCCGATGGGATGTAAAAAGGGACGAGGATGAGGGTGATGGGTATTATGCTGAATGCTTCATCATGTTACAACGTAAAGGTATATTCCCCCCGTGTAGTATCAAGTCGTTTAAGGAGTCGGAGGTAGAACGATTTGTTGAGTATGCACGTATGCACAGAAATGTATTAAATAAAATGTGGCAACCTTTACAATAACCAAACGCCCCGTAATGGGTAAGGATTTAAAATGAGTAATACTCCACATGATATTCGTGTAGAACTATGCAATAAACAACGAATGCAGAAGACCCGCGATAAATGGTTATCATTTTGCGATCAATTTAAGACCAACTACAATACGTTAAGCGAAAGTCACGGTATGAAACTAGGGGATACGGTTAATTTTGCGAAAACGTCAATATTGAGTGGCGGGTGTATCCGAGTGTCGGCGAAAAGTGGTACAGTATTTGCGTTTGGTGAAAAATGTTTTTATGTAATATCCTCCGGTAAATTGGAACGTGTGTCATACCAATAATCAAAACGCCCCGTAATGGGTAAGGATTTAAAATGAGTAACACAATCGATCTACGTGGTAATGAACAAGTTTGTACACGACGTGAAGCTGAACAGTATGCATCGTTCAAGGGTTACGATATGATGATTTTCGGTAACGACCCTACCCCTACGGATGTAGATGCTGAAGCGAAACATGATAACCCTAACAGTAATCGGCTATTTACTAATTATGATCTCATAGGGTGGGGTATGAGTCATCCAGATAATGCTACTGTCAAAAAGGTTGTCATTGATATATTATATGAATGGAGGAATACGCCCGTATTAGATGCCGGTGGGTTTCAACAATTTCTGTTAGACAAACTCGACAATAATAAATAACCAAAACGCCCCGTAATGGGGCGTTTGTTTTAGATAGCTACAGCACCTTTACCCGCTCTATCACGAAGGCGCATGTATTGCACACCATAGTTAGTCAGCGTCAACCAATCATTTTGAGTCTTCTCAATACCTGTGACCCTGTAATTAACTGACTCATCGCCAACCGATTTACTCGCAATGTTGAGTCGCGCTGAAGGGCTGATCACCGACGGGTCACTAGCGTTCTGATTAATGTACGTGGATGCCAACCAGTGAGCCGCGAAATAAAACATGCCCCGTCGTTTAAAGTTGCTGCACACATCTTGAAACGCGCCCCAACGTTTCGAACCTGTCTCAGCATCGGCTTCACATAATGCTTGAATTACCACATCATCGGGCCACACGCTATCATCGCCGAAAGCCTTCATAGTATCGCGAAATGACGCGATCAACGTTGTGTTGATAGTTACGCTCATAACTTATAATCCGTCATCGTTAGGGTAATCTAGGTCGCCCTCAAACATCTCAAGTGATGCGACAGCGGTTTGCGTAGCGTCAAATGATTCGATTTCCAACAGTAGGTGATCGGACGGTTCGAGAATGTTGTTACCACCAAAACCACGGGGGATGACACCTTTCGCCTGATTTTGGGTACTGGTGATTGCGAACAAATCCGCAAACACCTTATTCGCGCTAACCGCCAGCGATGCAACGGGTGTTACGAACGTGATATTGTTACCCGCGTACAGCTTCGTCTCAGGTTGAGTACCTTTAAACGATGTGCGGAAGTTGTACCACGGATCAGCGTTCGCAGGATTAACAGTCACGTCCGAAGGTTGGATCAGGTATGCACGACCAATAACGCCCGCACCCGTCGCGCCTAAAATTCGAGCCTTTAGATCAACCGTTTTTGAACCTACCACTATTAGCGAATAAACTTTTTCACCCACTGTGGATAGTGATACAGAACGACTCGCGCCCCATTGTTCGCCGCGCTTCTTATTCATTTCGTCATAAGACTGAATGCATTCAGCGTTTAATCCATTCATGGCGCGCAACTTCATGGCGTCGTTACTGTTTCGTTGTTTCCAATCATCGTCACTCATTACCGCACCCCTATAAAATAATAAACGGATCAATCGACCCGTTTATTTTAGCACTTATTCGCCCTTAAATTCTGCAATTTTTCGCTTGAGCGTTGAGGCTTTCCACGAGTCTTTGAATTCCATACCGAGGGTCAACGCTTCGGCCTGCAATTGGGCAAGTTCTTCATCTTCATCATCGATGACGTCTTCCACCACATCAACGCTGCGCGGGGCTACTTCCATCAGAACACCGGATTTAAACAAATGTTTCACGAACGGGATATCGTGAGCCGCTTCGGGTAATTCGGTTGCAGGTTGTTCACCACAGGGGATCTTGATGGATGATGAACCGGGGATGTTTACTGTAATGAGTCGTGCAGAAGTGTTACGTACTAACATAGTTATAGTCCTATATTGTGTTGTGACATCACCTACCAATAATACATCAGTTGACGACGGTGTACAAAATAAATAACATAACCCATGCGACTAGGACGGCCATCCGAAAAGTATCTAGTCAATACCTGTCGCAACCACTCATTTGACTACCTTTGACAAGGATCATATCTATGGAAATCATTTCTCGCGCTGAAGCGAAACAACTCGGATTAACTCATTACTTTACAGGTAAACCTTGTAAACATGGTCATGTTACTAAAAGATTTACTGGCACGGCTATATGTATTGAATGTAACAGATTGAACGCTATTAAGATGCGTGTTAACAACCCTGAGTACATAATACGATATCGAAGTACCGAAGATTATAAAAACAGAACGAATAATCACCGTAAGCAGCGACTCAAAGATGACCCTGATTTCGCTGCTAGATGTAGGGTTTACGATAGAATTAGAAATCATTCACCACGCAGGGTTAAGGCGTGCCGAGACAGATCTCAATCGAAAGAAGGTAAGGCGTACCGTAGAGCGTACATTAAAGCGTATAATAAGAATAAATATGCCACGGATCTAGATTTTGTATTAATAACCGCATGTAGGAATATGATCCGAAGAATGATTAACAATGGGGTAGGTAAGAATAAACCGACAGTGGATTTACTAGGATACAATCATAACAACCTGAGGGTGCATATTGAATCACAATTCAAAGATGGTATGACCTGGGCTAATTATGGCGAGTGGCATATAGACCACATTGTACCCGTATCATGGTGGATATCTCAGGGAATTGACGACCCATCAATAATAAACGCGCTCGACAACTTGCAACCACTATGGGCGGCGGATAACTTGTCAAAAGGTGCAAAAATATAAAGCCCCAACTAAGGGGCTTTTGTCATTTGAGTTTTTATCACACGTGGTCGCGATATGCGCCCGAGAATGGGAAACGGAACTCAACGCCACTTATTTTGTACTCACAAGGGGTCTCAATTGTTAAACCTTTCATCTGTGGAGCGAGTGCGCGCCAGGGGATCGGGTTAACCATACCTAAGTTTTCGTCGTTCAGCTCGTAAGCCATCATACGATCTTTACCACCGTTCGACACACCGTTAGCCGCTAATACTGGTGCGGTAAGTTGTAGACGAGGTACAACGCGTGGTGTTTGACCGGTCAGTGAAGTGTAAAGGTTGTTCTTCAAGAAGAACTCCAACACCGTGGTATCTGTGCCCGTATCCATACGTTGTGACGAGATTTGAGCGTAACGAGTTGAATCAAGTGCCAGTGTATTTGGTGCGTGAACGTTAGCCGAATCGACCCACACTTTGATGAATAGCCCGTTCATGTCGTCAATAATCTCCTGACCTGTAGCCGTACTCCAGTTGGTAGTGGAGTTATCCAGCGCTAGATTAGGGTTATTGAACAAACCGGTCATACCGCGAGACGCATCACCGAAGTACGCTACTTTTTGGGTGTGCTCCTGTGAGCCACGGAAGGCCATACGACCCTTAGTGGTGTCAATCGGCATGCGCAATTGTTGCGACTTACGTAGTTCATCGAGCGAGTAGTCAAATGCGTTACCGGCATAACCGATCGGTACACTTGACTTGTTCGCTTTTAGACCCACTTTCGGTAAGTCGTCAGCGCTTGAGCCGATGAATTTACCAAGGGTTACCGCATCGTATGAGATGTAATCCCATGAGTCGGCCCATTCAGGGTATGACGTATCAACGGGGATCAACTCCGCAAAATTAATATTTGTATATTTCGCTTCGTAAATCTTCGTTTCGAGTTGTGCAAATTGGGAAATATAAAATGCCCAACCGTCATCCATCGTAGGAAGATTATCGTTAAACGAAACGCTCTGACCTTGAATCATGCCCAATTGTGGGAGATCGGCGTCGAGTGTGAAAGTTTGCTTAGGCATAGTGATTAACCCCCGATACCCAGTGTTACGATACCGACTTCACCGGCATCTAGTGATTCAGTCCATTTAGCACCCGGAATAAGTACCGCAGTTTCCGTAGTTGCGCCTACAACGTTTGAGAAGCGACCCAAGTTAGCGTTAGGCGTGGTGCCGTCACCAACAATGAGGTACACCGGATCGTCGCGGTTGACAGCAACAGTAGGTGCCACAGCGATCGGGCCATGAGTAACCACGGTTGCATCGTACTTAGGACGAGCGCCCATCGTTTCACCGTCTTGATACGCGCGGTTCAGTTCGTACTTAACAACGCCCGTAAAATTTGCGGCGGTTGATGCGTCAGTCGGTAGTTTCATACCGTCGTCAGTAGTACCTGAAACCACACCATAACCGAACGGGATGATCGTTGATTCTTGGTTGATTTTTGAGACGCCAATGGATTGGCGAGCATCTGGAACCATACCCGCATACAGGCGACCATGGTTAATTGCGTTTCCACCTTGTACCGGCATGATTATTTCTCCACTTTCCAAGCATTAGCTAGACGGTCTTTATGTGCATCGTATGATGACTTACGTTCCGTCGGTTGTACCGCACCATCTTTAGTTAATGCGGCGTATTGGTCGCCTACTTTACGCACTTTACCGCGACCGCCCATATCTTCGGTTTCTTCTTCTTCGTCCGTTTTATCGGGCATTGCGTCGAATAGACCTTGAATATAGTCTGCCGATTTACCACTGTAATCCGCGTCCTTGTTCACCTTAGTGAGTGCAGCGCGTTGAATCTCAGTGATATCAACACTGTCACACGTAAAGTCGTTACCCACTTTTTTACGCGCGGCGTCAAGTGTTGCGGACACGGCTTTTACACGTTCGGTAATTGCTGCGTCGCTGGTAGCCGCTTTTAATGCGGTCACTTCATTGTTCAGAGTATCGATGACCACTTTTTGCGTCTCGACCTCGTTTTTAGCGTCGGTGACGCTTTTAGTTAGTCGCTCGATACTGTCGGTGATGAGTAACGCCGTTGCGTTATCTTCCACTTCAATAGCGCGACCTGAATCAAGCGTGACTTTACTCATCGCCTTTTCTCCTTTGTGGTCATTGATTTTGACTTGAATACCACCTCGACCACGCGAGACAATCGCCACATGGTTTACATCAATCGAGGTTTGTTTAAATTCGTAAGGGGTACCGCAAGGTGCAACGCCTGATTCCTCAACATATACCGCGGTGTAACCTGGTGATAATTGAGTCTTACCGCTTTCAACGTCCGCAATAGCTTTCTCGTCTTTTATGATCATTTCTACATCAACGAAATCGCCGTCTTGCGATGCGGATACAACGTGACCTACTGATGTACTACGAAATGATTTAGCGTCCACCATTTGCGCAGGGTGATCGTTAGTCACATCGACGTTGAAATATGACTTGATAGAATCGGCGGCGAAAACTTCCTCTGCAGGACGGTATACATTAACTATATCGTTAGGTTTACGATCCTTTAGGTCAAGTTCTTTGGCGAGATATTGATAAACACCAGTACGCGCTGCTTTACCTGTGACACGCAAAAACCCGTTATCAAGATAGACTCTTGACGACGGTCTAAAATCAAACGTATCACTAATCGTTAAAATACGACTCATATCCCGTAGCACACTCGTAATTTCAATGTGGTTAGTATAATTATATCGCGTAGGTGTTGCAAATATAAATATAAGGGTATATATTGACGATAACGTCATATTAAACGAGAGGACACTAATCATGGTCGCAACACGTGAACAAGCGCTAGACTGGTGCGTAGCACATGTCGCCGAATGGCCTGTAGGCTACGAACCGTCAATAAGTCCTGACGGTTGGATGTGGGCGTTTCGCCTCGACGGGTGGATCCTCCACAACTTTCAACAAAACGTGATCACCCGTAGCGACTTTATACGCCATAAAATTACCGTACGGAGATTCCCCTACGTTCAACAATTAGGTCGTGCACTGCGAGTGAGTAGTAGTGTGCGAATTACACCAATCTACCCCCAATCACATCACACACCGTGTGGTAAATCGTTCAGTGAATTAATAGAGGAATTGAACAAATGATTGAATGTCAACTAATAGGTGGACCATTAGATGGTCAAACTCGAGAAATATTAGGCGGTGCGGAATATTTCATTTTCGAGGAACGCACGTTAGACCACTGTCTTAATTTCATCAGTCATAAATATCGCCGGACCACCATCCATCATGGTGGACGCTGTGGGGATATATTTGTCCACCAATCCGATGACACCGACCGATTGATTAATAACTACATAATGAATTTGAACGTACTACCTAATTAGACGGTTACACTCATTACGAATATAAGGAGTATGAGCTATGAATCGTAAACTACTACTCGTTGCGCTAGTCGCATTACTAACAGCCTGTTCATCAATGAGTGATTTTGAAGAACAAGCGGTCAACATGTCCCGCATTGATACAGTGTATTGCGATGCGGTTGGTTTCAAATCATTCCAAGACCTCGGCGCGTATTGGTCATTCGTATGCAAGGACGGTCGTAAATTTATCGTGAGGTATAAAAATTGATCGTACTATCCAACGGCGAGAAGCATTACATCGGCAAACCGTTCACCCCGAATATTGAAACGATTGCTACTGCGTTATCCAACATCAACCGTTATACGGGTCATGTTGGTCAATACAGCGTCGCGCAACATTGTGTACTGGTGTCGCAACAATTGCCGCCCGAACTGCGCCTAAGTGGGTTATTACACGACGCACCCGAGGCTTACATCGGGGATGTTTCCGCGCCGCTTAAACGTCATATTGCATCAGTATATAAGCCGCTTGAAGATCACTATCACCGCACCATTGATAACTACTTCGGGGTGACTACACAACATCGCCGGGTGAGTATGATCGATAAGCGGATGTTGATCACCGAGGCTAAACACTTTGGGATATGGTGTGATGAATTCCCCGACTATAGGGAGTGCGATGTAACAATTCGCGCAATGACACCTGAAGCGGCTCGGGAATTATTCCTGCAACATTTCTATCGTTATCAAATAGAGGGGTGCAAGTGAGCAGATCGTCACGTAATTATCAATTGAATAAACGCCGCGGATCGAAGTGTCACCACAAGATGATGACGCCTAAACAAAAAGCGAAACGTGATAAAATTTACTTGTATGAAACACGCCGACAATCTAACCTGAAACGTATTAAGGTCGAACGTCAACAACTTCGTGAAAGGGGGTGATCCTTGTATCTCATCACGCTGCACGAGCGTTACTTCCGTTGGCATATCGAGTAGATAACTGGAATTAATAACCGAAAGCCCAAAGTTCGCTACCGTTGGGCTTTTATTTTATCTAACGCTTAACACCTGGGGCGGTTAATCCCCGCTCTTTATTCCTATCAACCTCGCGCTGTGATACAGGCCGTTGTACGCAACGGCAAGAAAAGTCAGTACCGGGTAAAATCGGTTCACCTTTATCGCTTAGCGGTGGATTATCGTACCGATATACACCGCGTCCGTATTCTGTCATCTTGTTGGCTATCTGCGTATGACGATCGCGCACTCGTGCGTCACGGGACGTACGCCATTCAAAATAGTCATACCCCGCAGCAACGATCCGTTTTTGTGCCACTGCGCTATTTACTTTAGCGGTCTGATCCCTTGCAATGAATTTAGCGCGTCGAGACGTTACGCCAAATTGTTGAGTCAATTGTGAGGCAATAGCGGACGACCTCACGCCGGCACGAGCATTCGTCACCACAATGGATTCGACTTGCGATAAATATTGCTCCGGGATGGTTTTAATTAATCTCACATTATCGTAGATACTCGCCTCGATGACGGTTTGTAGCGCTTCGTTATTACCATAAACATCCATACCCATCGATTTTGTGACACGCATATCGACAGCGTTAACGAATCGTCGCGCTATAACGTCGGCCAACGCTCGAAACTGTGGTGATTCATATCGTTCACGGATACGACGCAGTATCGCCGCCAACCGATCGAACCAGGTCGCATCAGTGACGTAATTAGGCTGTTCGGCGCGTAACGCTGGAACGAGTAGTGCGTCAATGTCGCGCTTTATTTCCGCAACGATACGCTGTAGGTCAGCGTTGTAATCCATACCGACCGATACGGGTAATTTTATAAATTTAGCGCTAATTACTTGCATACTTGACAACACCGTCAAATGACTATAAATTGATAAGGTAAGTTTAACATATAGGTATCCCAATGAACAAACCAACCTATTGCCCACATTGTTGGGCCGAAATTACCAACGCTGACACAACCTGTTGGCAGTGCGGCGAAGCGGTGAATGTCATCGATGAAGATGGTGGAGATAAGCCAGTGGTAGTGCATGTCATTTGGCTAGTGTACATCATCGTCATTATCGGATTAATTCTAGGAGTGAGCGGAAAATGACTACATATCACGAGGTTTCCAAGAAACGAACGGACTGGAATGGCGAAGGATTGCCTCCTGTTGGTGTGGAATGCGAGTTTAAGTTTACAAACGAAGCAGAGTCGTCATTTAAGATTTGCAAAGTTCTTTGTTTTGGTAATAGCTTTGCTTTCATGAAGTCGCATAGATCTATTAATGGGTATAAGGAATTCGCTCTTAGAATTTCAGACATTGAATTCCGCAAACCCGAAACCCCACAGGAGCGCCAAGAGCGTGAGCGTATTGAAGCAGCAATCAGACTGCACGATATTGCAAACCTTGCATATTATGAAGGATGCCTCCCATTCAATTGCTCCTGGTCGGATGCAGGAGAAAAGGTTAAAAACATGTGGCTTGCTGTTGTTGATGAAACTAAATACCGCAAGGAGGCGAAATGACCTTATCAGAATACTACGCTGAGGCGGCGCGTAAATTACAGTTAGCTGCTGACAGCCTGAAAGAGAGTGCGCGACGTATGCGCAAGTGCGCCAAAGAGATTGAGGATAAATCAAAATGCCAATCGTCAAAATGATTTGCCCGACCGTTACCAGTGCGTTTGACATCATCAATGATATTGCTGACCGCGGCGGTGAGGTATGTATGATTATGAACGGCTCAACACCGAGCCGTTGCGTACTGAGTAACGTTGATGACACGTCAAATATCGTAGAGAAACACGCGGTAGGTGTCGTAACGTGTGAGCCTGAACAGTGGGATATTGATTACTTTAATAAGGTGATGAAATAACACCACCAACAAAAGCGCCCCATCACGGGGCGCTTCTTTATTTATTTGACTCAATCGCTCGAAGTTGTGCGAGCGCTTCGCTCTCGGTGGGGTGTGTACCGAGCTTTTCACCGGACTTTGAAAATACGCACCATTGCGATCCACATTTCTCGATGTAGTCGTTGGTGGTGCGTAACCATGCATCGACAAATCGCTGCGTTTCGGTGGTATCGACTACAGGTGGTACATCGTCGAATAAATTACCGTTCTCCAACTCTTCCAACTCTTCAATCTTATCGTCGTCGAATTGATAACGTTCCGCAGATTGTAAGCTGCGCTGAATTTGTGATTTTTGAACAACACCCGCTTCAAGATATCCGGTGTCACGCTGCATGTCGTACACGCTCGCTTGAGCGGTTTGTACAATGTCGGGTTGTTCTAATGGGTTCCATATGTAGTCGAACGATTCAGGCCAACGACCTAATGCGCTACGGACCAACACTTCGTCAAGATAACGCATCGACATTGATAATGATGATTTTTGCCAACTACGAATATCGTCGTAATAGTTATACAGGTCGCCTTCCCCCGTGGCGTTCAACCCTTTAGCGGCTGTACCGAATAGTTTAGTAACGGGCATTCGCGCCGCACCTGATATCCACGTAATGAATTGTTCAATAATTGGCGCGACGCCCGATAAATTTAATGTTTTACGATCGTACGTTTCATCACCATCAAGTAACGCCATTTGCACATTACTTTTCATCATGCGGAATAATTGGTAACGTTTTACAATCTCTTCGTCTTGATCGGTGGTCAAGTCGTCTGATAAACCCTCACGCTTAATCAAATCGACGTTGGCCTCTTGCATGAGTTCGGCGATACCATCTTTCGCAGCGACCATATCCGCTACATCGTCGATGCACTTGCGTAATACCGAATCACCCCACCCTTGAGTGTGCTGCATCCAACGACGTGGTAACCGTTCACCATAAAACCGGACGACGTGTGTCCAGTGGATTTGTTGCGACCCGCCGCGCACCGTATAAAATTCAGGCTGCAGGTAGTTTTCGGCCAGTACGTCCCAAGTGTTAATCGTGTGTGCGGATAAATCCCAACGATCGAACACGAGTAGCCGTTCAAGGCTACCGCGTTTAACTCGGTTCAGGTTGAGTGGCTTCGTCAAATCTTGACCCGTCAGCATGATAATACCTGCACCACCGAATAGTCGTGCCCAGGCTAACGCTTCCTCGACCACTTGTGGTACGCACAGTTCTTTCTCAAGACCTTCGATTAACTCCGCGCCGTCACTCTTAATGGTGCGCCATTCACGGGTCATATCCTTGGCGGGTACATCGACAATGGTGCGGGCTATCCAGTTGGTTTGATACGCAGCGTCGAGCGAACCCCAATCGTTGAGCATACCGTACACCCATTGATTATGTGCTCGCTTCGACTTGTCGCCGCCCAACCCCGTGACGACATTTTGTAAACCGTCCGCGACGGTGGCAACGTTACGCTTAGTCATGTTTTATAACCACTCTTTTAGGTTCTTACGACGCATCATACGCCCGCTGTTGGCAATAATAAACGAATCGGCAATGTTTGGCGAATCTACGCCCCGTTTTTTTAAATCCTTCTTAGATTCAACCTTAACGCGCCCCGAATTATCAAAGTCTTTGTGAGGCGTTGATAATTCATCCACCAACTGATCAATTAATTTCTTACCTATCGACGAATCAATACTAATCATATCGTTAGGTTCAAACTTCTGACCCTTAGTCACGGCGTTAAACGTATTACGGAACATATCGGCCACATTCCACCAAGCCTGAGCTTTAAGATTCGCGAACATTTCTTTATTCGTCATCTTAGTGTTACCGTAATATTTATCAGGGTCATACACCGATTCACCGGCGTTAAACTTGAAAGTACGGGCGGGCGACCAACCCGCAGCACGTAAATGAACGCCTGTACCAGCACCTACACCGATTGAGTCGTACCCGATAAATAGCGCCCCATGATTTAGCGCATTATTTCGTGCACGTATCGACGATTTATCGAGCTCATCTTCACCGGCTTTCCACTCGTCTATTCCCCGACATACTCGACCTTTCATCACCGTGGTAGCGTTTTTATCGTCACCGTCGTCCGCAACGTCATAACCCAATATACCTGGGCCGTCCCAATTGAGGCTATTAAGCTTCGAATGTGCGTCGATTGCAGCGAGTACCCATGAGCGTTTAATGATCGCACCATCGTTATCGTCAAGCGGTACACCGTTATAGATATGGTTAGCCAGTTCGTAATCTTCTGCAAATTCACCGAGGATATCCCTTAATGCACTATCGGCAAGAAACGGGTTTTCATCGTAGTTAATTTGACGAGTCAGAAATCCTTTAGGTGGCGATTTGATGAGACGTTTATAACTGTAATCCGAAACGTAACGAGGGTTGAGTGTAAACCACATTTCGGCACCCGCGTTACGCATGATAGTGGGTCGTATAGTGGTGAACATTTCCTCGGTCAAGTTATGACTTTCTTCGTTCCACCACACGTCGGCGCGTTCGAATGATTTAATCTCATCAATATTACGCGCTATACCGTAAAATCTAAAAAGTGAATCGTGTTCACGGTGTTCAATAGCATCGGTGTATATCTTAAATTTATGCTGCAAATTGAACGCATAAATCTTGTCTTTCAGCAACGTGTAAACCGAATCTGCAATCCTATTCTGGTACATACGGGTACATAAGAATCTCTGAGGCATAAAGTTTGCTCGGGCTATAGCCATCCCTGCGGCGTCGTGTGACTTAGACGACATACGGCCGCCATAAAGCACTCTACCTATCACCGGGTCACCTTCAGGCGTTACGCGAGTTGTCCAGAATGTTTTTAAATTAGGATTCAGTGTCGCCATAGAAGTCATCTAGTTTAGTTGGACCGTCTACTTTAATCTCAGTTTTGGTCGGTGCGTTAAAACCCTGCATATCGGCGATCATTTTGCGAGCCGTTAGCGAATCGTGGAGTGTCACTTCTAATCCGTATCGACCTTGCTTAATCGACTTAATCGACTTTCGCGCATGTTCGGGTATTTCTTCAAGTCGCTTAATAGTGATCGACTCAAGTCCTGTGTAAATCGCCCCCGTTTCAACATTCATCATATTATCGCTGGAATGGACAATCTGAACAATGTCATCAATTGTGGTACTGGCTATATCTGTCAACTCGCTAAGTAATTCATCACGCCCCATGATCATGTCGTCGATAGTTTCTTTTTCCATCGATTTCAAAAACGCTTTAACGTTCGGATGACTGAATACCGAAAACGCCAAACGTGATGCGTGCGTTGCTGATAAATTATGTCTACCCGTTGCGCTACAGTACGCTACAGCATTGGATGTAGCGTTTTTATCAAGTTTGGCCACGACGCATTTTTTCTGTAGTGTAGTAAGCGCATCGTATAATTTCTGTTGTTCACTCGATAGCTGATTCATGTGCTCACCCTCGTATTGATTCGTACGGTCAATTATGCCACGCAATCCCACATATAGCCACACCTGCGTTCTGTGACAGACTGTTATTTCTTACAAATCAAACAGTTAAGTAACCTGTGACGGATTTCTGCACTCACTTAAAATTTCTGTCACAGGTTAAGTCATTGATAAGTAAAACAAAAGTGGTAACTTGAGTCAATGTTCCCGAATTTTCATCAAATTCTACACTACACTATGTATACCCTCATATACCTTACTTATTTAATTTTTATCTATTTAATAAAAAGTCTGTCACATCTGACTCAACTACCTCTCAACCCTTACCGCACAAGGGTTTGACGTGTGACAAAGTTGAGCCGCAACTTGATTTTAAGTCGGAAATCTGTCACAAGACGTCTCATATAATTTATAAAGCGTCTCATATAATTTATAACAGTGGTGACAATTAGCGACAAATCGTGTATTATAATTTATACATATAACGGAGGTGTAAATTATGTCACGATTGTCAAAACCCTATCGAGTAACTTTGAGTGAGTACCAACGATCTAAACTGTTATCAATCACAGGTAAGCGCGACTTAAAATCCGCAGTGATCAGTTTCGTTAGAAGTGGTACACGATTACCCGCCACAATAGATAGAACCGTTAGAGAGTATCCACGTTTTCGGTTACCTAATGATGTAGTTTCCATATTAATGTCAAACGGTGATTCAGTATCCGCAGGAATGCGTAATCTAATGGGTGTTAGCAAGTCTGAATCATCGGACGCTGTGCACCATGTTGTGGCGTTAACACCTAGTCAGTACGACACATTGAAATTGTTAGGCGGTGATGATGTGAGTGAGGGGTTGAAGTTATTACTAGGTGCATGATGAAGTACGCCCCATCACGGGGCGTTTTCTTATATGCTGAATTTTATAGCGCGGAGTTGTTTACCGTTGAAGCGCGGCCTATCTTCCACACCTAACATACCAATAACTTCGTTCTTCTTCTTACCGAGTGTGAATCGTTCGGATCTCGATGCGGTTTCATCCAACCAATCGCCAAATATTTTAGACGCCGACGTGAGGTAGTAGAAATTTTCATCCCTGTATAGATGAGTCTCAGTACCGGGCATTGGTGCGGCATATTTGTTAATGACCCAAGATTTAAACGCTGCGACCAAGTCGGGCATATTCTCACTGATACGTTCAAAGGTGCGACCAATCCCGTATTCGTGGTGAAATGACTCCACAAATTTGTCGGCCTCGATCTTCGATCCATCTTTACCTAACGCGATATATCGGTTCACCTCAGTGTTAATGAAATTAGCAATGTATGATTTAACCGCGTTGTAGTATTTGAACTTACCCTCAGTGGTGAACACGTGACGTACACTGATAGAGCCGTTACCCTCAATGTAGCTAAAACGGTTGGCAAACTGATCTTCTACGCCCGCTTCACCCACCAACGAATCAACGCTTTCCGCACTGGTAAATAATTTGTGATAAATGTCGACCATCTGCATTAATTGGTTTTTAGGCGATATGGGAAGTTTGTTCTCGATCTGTTTGAGTTCAGATTTCACCATCTTAAATTCATTGAAACACACTACAAAGGCATGAATGAATAGCGACCCATCTTTAGCCATTGGAGCACCTTCGAACGCTTTCTCGGTTTCCTTGACAGACAGTTCTACGAGTAAACCTAATTCTTCAAGCACGCTGGTAAAAATACCTTTACCCCAATCTGAGTCAGCCTTTAACCATGTGAAGCATTTCTTACGATCTGAAGCAAAGCGCGCCGCTACGATTTGACGTAATAAATTATCAACCATAGGGAAGTGTTGCTTATAGTCATTAATGATCACCGGATCGGGTTCTTTCATTTTCGGTAATGGTCGCCACACATAGACGTTTGTCACCGAATCGCTGAACCATTCCATCCGCGGACGTTTTGCAAACATGTCTACCGTGCTGCGTAGTTTGTCGCGTTGGTTCTTCATCTTTAAATGATCGGTGATGATGTTATGAGGAATACCGTTTAGCGCTTTGACGAGCTTTTCATCATCAATTTTCGAACACTCCATACTATCGATAAGTGCGGCGTAATGCTCTACCTCTGCGTTATCGATCAGTGTTCCGAAGTATTTTTCGACTATTCGCAGCATGTCTTTTTCGACATACATGTTTAGTACGTTATCATCGGTCAGTACAAATAATTTCGACTTGGTACCCGACCAAAATGTGCGAGTGATGATCTGATCGAGTGCCACCACATTAATATTGAACTTTACGACGGTTTGCTCTGCAGGTGTACCTTTTAACTGACTGGTGACAAATTGCGTCATTTTCGTTTCAATTTCTTCAGCTAAATCAATAGCGTCATCACCTGGTGGTACCAACTCGATCACTTCGTCGCGCATCGAGTAGTATTCTGCACCACCGCTATCGTGCGTCGCTTTGGCACCCATAATGGTACGTTGTAGGTAATTGTCACCACGGCGGTCGTATTTATCGCGGTTTAGTGCCGATCGGCGCATCAATCTCTCTACACGTTCGCAATCACCACCCGTCCAGAACATGAGGTGTGTCGCCAGCGCTGAATCAGCAAACGATCTATCAAATGGGTCGTTAGGGTTATCGGGTGGGAAGTATTGCCCTAGTGAATCGGTACCGTTCCACAGTTCGGCAAACGTGGCCCGACTCCCACCGCCAAACACTGAGGCCGCGCTTGATGACTTCAACGCTTTAGCAATAAGAACGTCATCATTCATGATAGGGTTGGCGCGCGGGTCGTGGGTTGTTGTCCAACTGCTGTCACGTTGAGCCTGTGTACCAGTGATGGTATCTGTTGGGTCAAAGTATTTACTGATCAGCAATTGTACCGCTGCGTCATGGTGCGTGAATACACTACCTCGCGCCGTTTCGCTATTACCTAACGCCATAAATCGACTATCAGTGTAAAACTCTAACGAATGGTCTTTATTACGGCATGAGTGTTCGTACTGCGCGGATGATCCCACAATGTGGATACCAGTACCCGACATTGACACCTCAACGTAAGCACCTGGGAATAGTGCGCATAATTCGTTAACAATAGGTGACCATTGTCCATCTACGAGACATTTATCAATATCTAGAAAGAAGAACGGATCGTCTTTGGAGAACACAAACCCGACGTCATAGTTATCACCTAATAGATCGGCGGCGATACGCGCTTGATCGTAAGGTAACCAGTTAGCGGGGTCTAGGTGGTTGAATTTGGTGTTGGTGGAATTATCGAAACGTGAGCCGGCAATATCGCAAGGTTTTTTATTAAATTTACCCTTCTGCGCATCCCATACCTTTTCGTAAACGACGAATTGCCCGTAGGCGGTTAAACCACCGTATAAATCTGACATGGTTCACCTCTTATTCAGCGGATGCAATCGCCACGCAGTTATCGAAATATCGTTGTACAGCGGTGAGGCTACGTTTTACCGTGTTAGGTACACAATGGTACTTTCGTTCGGCTTCGTACGATGACAGGCCATTAAATATCACGTCATACACGCCCTTGCGGATGCACTCTTTGCGGATGACTCTATCGGCTACCATGTTGAACTGTTTTGTATTCATTTTACACGCTCAATTATGATTGGTTGCGTCATGTTACACGCATTTTTACGTCTGCGTCAATATGAAAATACCCCGCAGTGTGAATTACGGGGTATCATGTTACTTACGGGTGAGTCTAACCATGCACACGTCATACACGATATCACCCATGCTCACCGGTGGGAAATCGCCATAACCATCACCTTTATACACTTCAACGATAACGCTGCGTAGGAATCGGTTGTTATCATTCGATCCAGGGTACTTGATATACAGCTCGGTAAAGGTTGTACCGCGATCATACTCCTGCTTAATGTGAATGGTTTGGTCACGTAGATATGAACAACGTTGTTCAGCCGATTGGGACGCCGATACCACAGTGGGTACTGTGAGCAATAATAGTGCGGTTAGTAGTTTGATACATTTCATCGTCTGACCCTCTTCTCATAATCAGATGAACAGTCTGCATCGCAGAATAACTTACGCGGGTCATCGACGTACTCATCGCAGTTATGACATTTGCCACAAGGTTCAATATCTCGCTTAGATGCGGCCTGACGTGCGCGACTGATTGCCGCATCGGTAAATAGTGCGGTGACTTTATCCGCTTGCCCTAATATGTCAGTCATTTTGAGGATCCTTAAATTTCTCATCAATAAATTCGCACAGGTCTTGATAATCAAGCGTGCATAACACCGGATCGCGTTGGTAAGCCAACGATAGACGATCCATTTCTTCACTACTAGGTTTTTCGCCGAGCATTAGTTTAGCAATAACGTTGCTCACTTCATGTACCGCAACGCGATCACTTTGATTACTAATCATTAAGAACGCCAATGATTTTAATGCGGGTAAATGATTAGTCACGGTTGAACCACTCCTTACGTAGTTTTTGAACTTGTTTAATACTCGCCTGACGTTTATCAGTTGGTGTTAAACATTGTGGCGGCGTCTCGTGAATGTCCCAACGTTTACCACAATTGGTGCAATAGTATTCGTCTTGTTCACGTATTGGATTATGGTACATGATTGACACCTCCGTCAATGTTCAGATAAATAAAAACGCCCCGCAGTGTAGAATACGGGGCGTGTATCACATTAATTGATTGAGTGCGGCTTGTTTAACGTCCGCGGGTGCATTACGTGCAATCTCGTTACCACTAGCCAGACCTTTACCGATAATATGGAGCATGGTGTCGCTTTCGGTGTGTCGTTCAATAGCGTGAGTGATCAGCGCATCGCGTAATTTTTCCATGGTACCGAACGCGAAACTTACTGTACCTGTAGCCACACCGCATTCGGTTGCGACTAATTCCCGCGTTAAATTGTCCCACCCGTTTTTAGCAATCACACGGATCGCCCCATCAATGAGCATTTCGGCACGTTCGCCCCGTTGCATTTTCTTCACAATCTGTACCCTCAAAATTAAATATACACGAATGATACGTCAACTTGCCGAAACGGTCAACAGTCTACTATATGACGTCACATAATGGTCGGCGTTCATTTCACAACCTATAAACTGGCGACCTTCCAATAATGCTGCCTCACCTGTTGAACCACTACCCGAAAACGGGTCGAGTATTACCTCACCATGTTGACTACTGTTACGGATCAATCGTCGTAATAATTCCACGGGTTTCGGTGTGGGGTGATTGTACAATCGCTTATCCTTAACGTTACATGGTGATTGATACAGCGTCGAACCGTCGGCGTAATTCTCAGGGTTACAATACGCCCCTTTACGCGCGTAAAAACAATACTCAGTATCGGATAAATATTTGTTATTAAACGTTGGTGGTGAGTTACTTTTGACCCACTTAATGAGGTCGAACGAGCAGTCTAAATGGTTGACAAAATACTGAAAATATAAGGGTAACTGTTGTTTGTTGCAGAAAATGTAGATGTTCACCCCTTTACATACTCGTACCATTTCGTCAAGGATCGCCATATCGAAACCGCTGACTATATCCAGTTCGGTTAATTCTTCTTGCGATCGGTTCATCCGTCCACATAGAGGGTTAGTACCTCCTGCCTTGGTGTTCTTAATGTCATATGGTGGGTCGGTCACTATCAAGTCTACCGACTCGGCAGGTAGCGACTTTAAATAGGGTAAGCAGTCACCATGATGTAGTGTGAATTGGGTCATTTCAATAGCTCCATAGCGATGCGTAAACCAATCCAACGGACAACCGGAACGGCTTTCGAGTTCCCAATGGCCTTATAACGCTGACCGTCTGGTGCGGGTTTCCCGCGATACGGTACGTTTGTATAGTTGTCTGGAAACCCTTGCAAACGCTCACACTCGATAGGGGTTAGCCGGCGAACTGCGGGAGTTGAGACAGCGTGGCGGTCAGCCGTAGTTAATGTATACATAGGGTCGTGCGGTTTAGATACACCAAGCCCATTACCAGAACCGTCTCCGTTCCTAGTATCGCCACCACCTTGGTAACGGGTAGCTTTATCATGAATGGCGTGCACCACAAGGTCTGTCGCTTTCATTGTGGATGCCGCTTCGTCGCAAGCGTACTCACCGAAAGCAACTTGACGGCGTCCTACAACTCCCGCACCGCGCTGACTGAATATTTCTTGGTTACTCGCCCCTATTCCGCCAGTGTTGAAGGATTGATTTAAGGTTGGGTGTGCGTTTCTCGGATCGTCCCAATGAGAGCCGTCTCTAATGATTCCGGCAGCTTCTTGCAACGCTTCTCGGCTCGGCGGAGAATCCCTTCGCACGCCTTCGCGCTCAAATAATACTTCTGCGGGATCAAATCCTTTTCGAGCACTTGCGACAACAAACACACGCTTGCGTCGTTGGGCCAGTCCGAAATATTGGGCATCGAGGACGCGCCAAGCGACTGTGCGGACGGGTCCAATAACACAACCTGACTTCGGCCACTTCTGACGACTTGCACCGGGCTGCGCTTCAAGTGGTTGTGCTGTTCCGCTAAGGCAATCAGCCAGTGCGTATTCTCCGGCAAGCAGCCCGAGCAGCCATCCGAAGGCGTTATCGGTAGTGTTGAGCACACCAGGCACGTTTTCCCACAAGCACACGGCTTCGTTGCCTGCGCCTCGTTGTTCGTCGATTGCATTTAATAAGTCTCCGTAAATTAATGATAAGCCCCCGCGCGCATCAGCGAGTGAACCGCGTTTACCCGCCACGCTAAACGCTTGGCACGGTGTACCACCTACAAGTAAATCTGGCGCGGATAACGCACCATATCGCATAAGTTGAGGTAAATTTGACAGATCCCCGATATTCATAACGTAGGGGTAATGATGAGCTAACACCGTGGATGGGAAATCTAACCCTTGATTGTAGTTATGTTCGGGGTCAAATTGACTGAACCATTTCGGTTCAAAACCTAAAGGTTCCCACGCCACCGTAGCGGATTCGATACCGCTACATACTGAACCATAAGTGATCATAACGTACCCGTCCCATTAGCAAAACACGCATCGGCACCGTATGACGCGAACAATTGTAAGCATCGTAATTGTGCCTCTTCGTGTGGTGATAATGTTCGCCCTGTCCAATCCTGCTTTTTAATTTCGCGGGCAATAAATTGACCTATCGTGCCACCAACCATTTCAGGGGTGATGAGTACGCGCTTAATACCAATACGGTCGGGCGACTTAATACGCTCGTTCATTTGCTTCGACTCGTTAAGTAACCCGTAGCGGATCATGCGTCCTGTTTTATCTTGACAAGCCCCTACGTTATTTCGCATAAGCAATACGTCTTTATCCGCGGCCTCAAGCATGATTAACGAATCAACATACGCCTCGCTACCTGAACGATTGGTGCGTGACGGTTCATACGGGGCGACAAATATCGCCCGTAATTCTTGCATAGCTTGGTGTGATACATTGTGGCGTATCGACCACTGTTGTAATTTATCAATCATTAACTTTAACCTCACATGATTCCGAACATGACCCTGTATCCAGCATTTTCGAACCTTTTATCCTTGATTTTAAATCATCCCCTGTTGAGCCATCGAATAACGCTATAACTTGATCTAACGTTCGGTGTTTCCTATCAGGTGACAATCTTACCATTTCGAACCATTCTAAATATAAATCGGGCTCGTCGTGTACCGCTGCCGCTAGTTTTAAATCTGACTTTTTAAAGCAAAATACACAATTACCCAGCCATTCAGGTATTTCAAGATCGAAATCCATGTTTCCCCAAAATCTCAATACGTCACCTTTATCATATGAACAATATTCGGCCATAAACATTAATCTATTGGTTGATATCTTATGTTGCAGTAGTCTAGCAGCCTTGAACAACTCCGAGTCACGTTTAGGGTTTAAAAATGGGAACCACCATTTTAAAGAAGCTGGGCCGTCATGTATTATGCTGGACAGTATGTATGAATAATCATAGTCAGTATCATTAACAATGTTTCGCAACATACTGTATAACCTTTGACCTAAATAACGTTGCGGTTCATCTGCGCGAATACCCAATATGGTTACGTAGTTATTTTTACCATATACGTCATCGCAGTATTTATCATGTACTTCTTCCTTCATTCTAGATGTACACCACGCTGATGCTACTGTAGGGGTGCCGTACTTGTTACACATTTCACGATAAGGACCTAGATCGTATTGTAATTGAATAGGGTTTATCACTTTATATTTATGAGCGGTATTTAACGGCTGATTAAAATCACCTCTAACAAACGTAATATTTACCCCATAAGTAGTTAATAGAAAAACGTGGAATTTTCTCATGAATTCATAAGTTTTAGGGTGCTCTGCACCCGTGTCCATAGTAATCACATGTACGTTATGTGGACCGAATATTTCTATAGCTTTAATTACTGCCGTAGCGCTAGATCTACCGCCGCTAAAATTTGCTACTATTTGCATATATATATATATTCCTATTACCTAATTTGACTAACTCGTCAAAGTATCCAACATTTTACACGTTAGGTCAATAGCGCGCGCCTCATCCACGGTCATGGCCGTCATATAATCGATACCAAACATGATGTAGAACTGTCGGTAAATTTCCGAATCGGTGCGGCCTTCTGCGCGACGATATCCAGCCCATACCGTAAAAGTGTCACGCATTGAATTTTGTGCCTCTTTGCGAGCCTCATGTTTTGCGACCTCTTTACGCACATGACCTAATATGTATTGTTGTGGACATTTACGTTTCTGTAACTCTGCGTGATACTCTTCCGCAATTTCTTGAGTGGGGCGATTTACTTGTTCTACTTCACCACGCAATCTAGCCAGTGTTGCACTATCTAGCATAAGTAAATCACCGTCGACAAATTCTGGCTCATTTCGGGCGATAGGTTCGGGGATTGGTGTACCGCAGTGAGGACATACGGTCATGTACCGTTCGTACGCTTTAAAACAATCAACGTTACTGCATCGACGTAGATTAATAGCATCGCTAACGCCTGTTGTTGATCGTTTATCGCGTCGGTCGAGTGTCCATTGTCGGGGTGTATCAGGTAGACCATGACCGCGCGGCCCGAGTACGTTACCCACGTGGTCGATGATTAGCGCCTTTTTCTTACCCTCCATCAATCGCAGCGCACGACCAAATTGTTGAATATAGAGTCCGTACGATTGAGTAGGTCGAGCCATGCTGACCACTTCGATAGCGGGTAAGTCGAACCCTTCACCGAATAGATCGACGTTGATAAGGTTCATCAGTTCACGATTCTTGAATTTACGCAAAATACGCGCGCGCTCAATATCGGAAGTTTCGGCGGTGACTAACTCGGCGGGAATACCTTCGGCGATAAATTGAGCTTTAACTTTTTCGCCTATTTTTATAGACGGTACGAATGTTACGCCTAGTTTACCCGCGGCAAATTTTTCATAACATGTGACAATATCACCGATCACTTTACGCTTACCATCGTCATCACCAACTAGTGATGAGTGTTCGACCGCATCTGCGATCGCTTGGGGTTTATAATCCCCCGTGGTTTTACTAATGTCGCCATCATGCAGCGTAATATTGTTAGGCGGTACGACAATATCGTAATCGGTTAGGTAACCACGTTTGATGAGGTCACGCATCGTAGGACCTACTACCATTTCGTCGAATACGCCGTCGGCATGGCGACCCAACCCCGCACCATCCGAACGTTCAGGCGTGGCCGTAACGCCCAACCCTTTAGCGTTCGGAAACAGTGTGATCGCTTTGCCCCACTTATTATCGCGTAATATATGATGAGCTTCATCGGTCACCCATAATGATACATTGGGTGACCATTTAGCGATTTGCGGATCGATATCTTTAGGTTTAACACGTTGAGCGCGTTCACCTTCAGGTAATTTATCAATTTTGGAGGGTGAGAACCATTGCCCGTACTCACGTGGTGGGTAGTACCATAATTGATTAAGTTTATCTTTATAGTAATATTCATCACCATCGTCACCAGTACCCATTCGGCGCACCAATGTATCCACGCCTGCTACGGCACATTGCGCGTTAGGATCATAAAATGACATCCCTATCTCAAACATGTGTAGTTGAACAATATTACGGATGACGTTTTCGGGCCCAATAATGCGGTGACGTACACCGTTACGAGCGAGAGCGATAGATATCTGACTTACTAACTCCTGACGGTGAGCAATGACGCACGACGCACCATGGTGATCAAAAACTATACGTGATAGCAGGACCGTTTTACCTGAGCCCGTCGGATATACCGCCAATACGTTACGATGACCCGCGTCCCATAATGACTGGATCTTATCGTAACCATCCTGTTGATAATCACGTAATGCGGGCTGCGTCGCTTGGCGTATTGATGTCGCGAGATGGGTTGCTATTGGGTGTTGGGTCATTTAATTATTCACCTCATGAAAGTATTCAGCGTACAACATTAATGCCCGTTTTCTGCTTCCGACCATGATACTCATTGCATGACTAAAAACGCGGCAAGAAAATTCATCAACCTTGAACATGGTTGCCTTAACATTTTCAACCTTTGCTATGAGCAACCCGCCCACATGCACCCTGATTCCTTTATCGCTGTCATAGCATCCAGAGCCTACGTATTTCCAGTTATGGGTTAACTTGCGTGGTTTTCTGGTTCTAATCATCTCTTACGCTCCATCACGGTGATTAAACAATTATTTTCACTACGAACGACAAATATACATAGTTTCGTACAGTAGTATCGATATTTAGGGTCATAACGTACACCTATCGCGATCAGTCGGCGTTGTTTCCACCGTCTAGCGTGGTGAAACTCGGCGTGTAACCCTAACGGGGAACGGTGTGCGAATCGTTGTCGCCAACGCATTAGAGCGTGTTCGGATATGCTGTCTATTCTCATTCCCCACCTTACTTAAAATTTGTTGTTGACAGTGGCTAGATAATACTATTAAATTGACGTTGTAGTCAACACTAACCGAGGAATCGAAATGATCAAATTTGAACTACCCAATGATGACGCGCTAGTACTTAAACATGTCGGGTTGGCATTACAAAATATTGCTGCGGAATTGAGCGGTGAATCTGTCGTACAACAACCATCGTTGAAACAGGCATTAGGTTGTACTCAACGCCTTGAACCTGTAAGTGATGACGCCCCTGAGACTGATACTACGGCACAACAATACGCATCGCTCGCCAAAGACGGCGTTATTGACGATACACCACCGCCACCAGCGAACGATACCGGTGTAGAGCTTGACGTTAACGGTCTACCGTGGGACGGTCGTATTCATTCGGCTAACAAGACCCAAAACAGTGATGGATCGTGGCGTAATGCTCGTCAACCTAAAAACTTTGACGGGGATTGGGCGCAGTACATTAAGGAAATCGAAGCGGAATTGAAAGCCGCTACAGGCGTGACGCCGCCACCGCCACCTGTTGACACCGAACCGCAGGATGATACACCACCGCCGCCACCTGTTGACACCGAACCGCAGGATGATACACCACCGCCGCCACCTGTTGACACCGAACCGCAGGATGATACACCACCGCCGCCACCTGTTGACAGTGAACCGCAGGATGATACGCCACCGCCGCCATTCGGACAAACCGTAACGGAACCTGTTAAAAATGTTACGTTTGCAGCGTTGATGAAACTTGTTACCACGAATGCGGGTAAAGATTCTGTAGCCAAGGTACATAAAATTATCGCTGACTTAGGTTTGGGATCTCTGCAAACATTAAATACCGCTAACCCCGGAATGGTGCCCACGGTTTATGCCCAACTATGTGCCAAATTGGAGGCATAATTATGAATCTACCCCCATCACGCGCTGAGCAATGGGTGAATTGTTACGGGTCTGCGATTATGCAGACCTTATATTCACAACCTGCCGGCGAAGAATCTGAAGCGGCCAAAGAAGGTAAAGCTTTTCACTATACCGTAGCTAAAGTACTAAAAGCTTGGCAAACGCCTGATACGGCGATCCCTACGCTAAATTCACTACGTGGTGAAATGACGCCGTACGGTATTGTTGTCGATGAACAAATGGTTCAATGCGCGATTGACTACGTTACTAGTATTATGAAATACGTTAACAGTACCGGCACGTTGCGCACCATGCGTGTCGAAGAACGTATCGATTTATCAACGTTATTAGGCGGCGACCAATACGGTATACCTGACGTGCTGATCTGGAATGATAAAACTTACGAATTGTTCATTAGCGATGGTAAGTATGGTCATTCAGTGGTTGAAGCGTTTGAAAATTTACAATTAGTCATTTACGCCTTAGGTTTTCTTGAACAGTTCACCGGGTTGCAAGATCAAGTTATCAAAGTACGTTTAAATGTGTATCAACCTCGTGCGTACCACCCCGAGGGTCCGTCGCGCGATTGGTCGTTTGTTGCGTCAGATTTACGACCATTACGTAATCGCATATTAGACGCCGTGGCACATATTCGTAACGGTGATTCAACCTGTACACCTGGCCCGTGGTGTTATAAAAACACCTGCCGTGGTCGCCATGCATGCGAATCGTTACAGCGTTCGATATATAACCACATGGATTATCAATCCGACGCTATACCCAGCGAATTAACTAACGATAACATTTCGACTGAATACCTCATGTTGAAACATTTTGAATCGTTATTGAAAGCACGATTGAGCGGTATTGAAGAACAAGCGATCGCGCTGATCCGAAGTGGTAAACCTGTAACAGGTTTGACCGTTGAGCAGGGTTACGGACGTGAAACATGGAAAAAAGACGTACCGACGGATGAAATCATATTGATGGGTGAATTGCTCGGTCAGGATTTACGTAAACCTGTTGAACTCGACACACCTGCACAATGTCGTAAAAAAGGTATTGACGAATCCGTCATAAGGCAATATAGTTTTACACCAAAGACAACGTTAAAACTTGTCAAGGATGACGGTTCAAAAGCCCGTCAAGTGTTCAGATAATCGGAGTAACACCTAATGTTTCAACGCATCATTGCATCACTAATGGCTCAAGCCAACCATACCGCAGCAAATAGTATCGGCAATCAACTGGCGCGCCCCGTTAGTGATAACGCTTGGGGTAACCGTAAAGGTGGACGTAAGCAAGCTCACCGCTTTTCAGGCGTAGCAGCACAACGTCGTGCGGCGCGTAAAATTCGTAACCAACGTAAGAGTAAATAATCATGGCTCAACAAGAAATCATCAACATCTTAACTCCGGTCGGTCGTATCATTAGCGGTTCATGTCATGAATCACGTAAGGAAGATTCAGACGGTCGCCCACTATTGGTCAAACACGGTCCAAACGCCGGCCAACCTCGCGAAGAATATGGTATCGGTTTAGCTGTACCAAAAACTCAGCAAGATTGGAAATATGAATCATGGGCTGCACCTATTCTACAAGCGGCGCATCGTGATTTTCCTCACTTGTTCAGTGCACCGGGTCAATTGATCAACCCTGCTCAACCATTCGCGTGGAAAATTACCGACGGTGATTCGCAAGTACCGAACACCCGCGGCAATAAACCTTGCGACATGGAAGGTGCGCGCGGTAACTGGATCATCTGGTTGAACAACGGCTATGCACCCAAGTTATATAAGTGGGACGCACAAAAGGGTCAAGCTGTACCGCTTGCACCAGGTGAAGAAATTAAGCGAGGTTATTACGCCGAAGCGTATGGGTCAGTGCAAGGTAACAACGCTCAAGGTCATCAGTCAGGCGTATATATCAACCTGTCAATGGTGTGTCTACGTGCGTACGGTGACGAAATTGTAAGCGGTCCAACTGTGGAACAAGCTGGTTTCGGTGGTGGTGCATTACCGCAGGGGGCGTCAACCATGCCGACCAACAACGTTACACCGCCGCCCGCACAACAACCATCTGGTCAACATACACCGCCACCACCGCCGGCTACTGATATGCGTAATGGTCCTCAAGGTGACATCCCGCCACCACCCCCACCAGCGGTCGAGATGTACACCTATAACGGTAAAACCCAAACTCGCGACGCATGGAAGGCCGCAGGGTGGAACGACGCGCAGATTGATGCACACTGCACCAAAGCGTAATACCGTTCAACATAGCGCCCCGTCATGGGGCGCTTATTTACTGAGGTAACTATGACATACCTTTTACAGTGCGATGAATCAACCGGCGGATGTGGGACTCGATTCCCAGGCGATCTCAATAAGTGCCCTAAGTGTGGGTGCGAATCGTGGTTATGCGTAGATGCATCGCTTTATATTAACCCGCTTGATTACACTTACGATATCGAGACGTACCCCGATATATTCACGTGTGTATTTACCCATGTTTCCAGCGGTACAAAGTGGTATTTTGAAATTTCACCGCGCATTAACCAAATTAATGAATTTATTACGTTCGTGTATCGATTACGCGATATTGGGGCGCGAGGTGTAGGTTTTAATAACGTAGGGTTTGACTACCCGGTAATTCACTTTATCTGTACCAACCCTTTTGTGTCATGGGTAGAAATCTACAATAAGGCGATGAGCATTATTTCCAGCGGTGATCGTTGGGGTAATACCGTGTGGGAATCCGATCACATCTTTCCACAACTTGATTTATATAAGTTGCACCATTATGACAACCCTGCAAAATCTACGTCGCTTAAAGCGTTGGAATTTGCGATGCGTATGCATAACATTGAGGATTTACCGTTCAAAGTGGGCACACTACTTACCGACCCTCAAAAAGACGTATTACACCGATACAACGCCCACGACGTTCACGCCACAACGTTGTTCTACGTTCGATCGTTAGAGCACATTGGATTACGTGAAACGTTAACCCGAGAGTATGGGGTGAACATGCTCAGTTACTCCAATACTAAAATTGGGGCAACCATTCTGACTCACGAGTTAGAAAAGGCGGGCATCCGTTGTTATGAAAACTTTGGGGGCCGTAAGTCTCCACGGCAGACGGTACGCGCTTCAATCAATCTCGGTGAGGTGATCTTCCCTTACGTCAAATTCGAACACCCTCGATTTAAGCATATTTGGGAATTTTTCCGTAATAAAGTCATTACTGAAACAAAAGGTGCGATGCATGACATTGACGTTACGGATTGGCCTAAAGAGTACGTATGCCTTGATAAGTCACTTTGGCCTACGTCTTTTAGTGTATCGGAAAAGAAAGGGCGATTAATCGCGTCTAACCTTCATGTCATGGTTGACGGCTGTCTGTACATTTACGGTACGGGCGGGCTGCACATGTCTATTGTGTCGACCGACACGTACAGTGATGATGACTATCAGATCATCGATGTGGATGTGGCTAGCTTTTACCCTAACTTGGCGATTAAGAATAAAATGTATCCTGCACATTTAGGTGTGGAATTCTGCGATATTTATTTGTCAATTTACGAACGTCGTAACACGTTCAAAAAGGGTACACCACTCAACGCGGCCTTAAAAGAGGCACTGAACGCATCGTATGGTAATTCGAATAATGCGTTTTCACCGCTGTACGACCCTTTCTACACCATGCAGACCACGATTAACGGTCAACTGTTACTGTGCATGTTGGTCGAACAACTGATCAAAGTGCCGGGATTGACCATGATTCAGTGTAATACTGATGGTGTTACGTATCGTTGTCCTCGACACTACATAGACCATACCCGCAATTTGTGCAGATGGTGGGAACAGTTGACAGGGTTGGTACTTGAAGAGTCGTTGTATAGTCGCATGGCGATCAATAACGTTAATAACTACATAGCCGTTTATGAGAACGGTAAAATTAAGAAAAAGGGGTCATTCGCTACCGAGAAAGAGTACCACCAAGACCCTAGCGCGCTTATCGTACCTAAAGCGGCAGAAGCGGCACTCATTCGCGGCGAAGATATCGAAACGTTCATTCGTGGACATAAAGACCCGTTTGATTTTTGCATGCGCGCCAAAGTGCCACGCGCAGATCAACTAATGATGTGTTGGCCTGACATCGGTGTGGAAATTGAAATGCCTAGCATTATTCGGTACTTCATTTCAACCAATGGCGGGTCACTCGTTAAAGTGTCACCCGCTAAAGGTAAACCCGGTACATGGAAGCGTAAAGCCGGCGTGAGTGATGCGGAGTATAACCGGGTGATGGCGGAGTTAAATAAAGGGTTACGCGGCGGTGATGCTATAGCAATTAATGATGCATTTACTGACATTGACGGTACACCTCACGATGAACGCATCCACACTAAGAACAAATCGAAGTATGACGAAGTGCGTACATCGATCGGTGCAGGTCGTCTAGCAACGGACTGCAGTAATATGGATGATTTCGATTGGTCATCGGTGAACTACGATTACTATATCGAACAAGCTCGTAAATTAGTTGAACCTTTAATGAGGAAATAATGAAATGATTGACCATGTAATGATCGATTTAGAAACCATGGGTAATAAGTCTAACGCCCCCATTATAGCTATAGGTGCGGTATATTTTGACCCTAAAACAGGCCAAACGGGTAAGGAGTTTTACAGCGAAGTATCGTTAGAATCTTCGGTAGACCTAGGTGCCAAACCTGATCCATCAACTATTCTATGGTGGTTAGGTCAAAGTGATGCGGCTCGTGCCAAGTTTATCAATAACAAAAATTCACCCCACATCATATTAGTGTTGCAACAGTTCGCCGAATTTATGAATACTCGAAACGTAAAACCTTGGGGTAACGGTGCAGGCTTTGACTTAGGTATATTGGGTAATGCGTACGATCTGGCAAACATGGCACGACCTTGGGAATTTTGGAACGAGCGAGATGTACGTACAATAGTTGATCTTGATACTCGCAATCATAAAAAGATGCCGTTCGACGGTATACCTCATTACGCACTTGACGACGCCAAACACCAAGTGAAATACGTATCCGCTATTATTAAGGACCTGACGAAATGA